CACCGAGTCTATTGGAACTCCGCCCGTGTTGTTTTAAGAACATCATTTTTTTGCCGTACAAAATTGGCGGCGCTAGCATCACCAAACAGCGCCAGGTGCTTGTTGGTGCACACGAGGTTGCTCATGCCGTGAGGCTACGCAGTTACCCAGAAAGCACCGCGCATTGGTACGGGCAGTACTTTGTCAACGACCGGTTTCGGGCGCTCGAGGAGAGTTCCGCGCAGGAGACCGAGTTAGACATCTTTTTTTGGGTCACCGGGAAAATGCGTGAACTGAGCCTATCTCGGTATTATTGCTCGGCTTCCGCGATCCAGGTGGCCACTACTGCTTACAACATGCGCAAAGCGGAGTTGGAGCGGCAGGGACGCGGGGCCACGTTTGATCCCGTGTCTCAAAAAGCCGTGTCGATATTGCGCGATTATATTACCAATGGCGGAGCCTAGCCAATCCGATATAGTCGACGAGGTGCCAGAGGGGTACCTAACAGTCATTGAGTTTGCGAAACGCGTGGACCGCGTCCCTGCCACTGTGCGCGCAGCCCAGAAATCTGGGGAGCTTAAACGTGTGCTTTGGTTGCGCAAGGGCGAGACGCTGTCTCTTTTGGTTCACGAGTCGGAGATAGCTAGGTTTGTGCGGGTACGTCATGGCATAGCTCGGCGCGGGCCCGCGCCCTTAGCTAAGCGGCTTAGCTCCGATGGGTACGGTGGCAATGACGACGATGCAAATCTAGTTGGCTCGGACTTGTCTGATACGGATCCCTTTACGATTGGCAACAAGGATGTTGTAAAACTACTAAAAGAGCAAATCGCTACTAAGCGTGCTCGCTTAGAGTTACAGAAGGCTGAAAATGAGCTTATTGATACTGCGGTTGTGGAGCAAAAATGGCGCGAGATTGCGTTGTGTGTAAAACAGGCGATCTTGTCGATAGTGCCTCGGTTGTCTCCGATACTGGCAGCTGAGCCAGATGCGCGTAAGTGCGGCGAGATTTTGCGCAACGAGTTGACCGAGGCACTATCGGAGTTGTCGAGAACAGCGGGGTCAAAATGATTTTTAAATACACGGTTAGACTGGTAGCTTTTGACGAGATGGCGGCTGAGCTTAACAAGCTCGGGGAGCTTGGTTGGGACTTGGTATTTGTGGACCGCAACAATCTAGGATTGTATATGTTGATTTTAAAAAAGTTGAGTAACGCCAAAAATGCCGGTCGTACGCGGTAGACCACTAAAGATACATGCGGGGGCGCTGGCGGACATACCGGTGCTGGACGAGAGCGCTAAGCTGGACAGGCTCGCCCAAGCTTTTTTTGATGCGCTGCTAGTCCCAGATTACATAGGTCTCGCCGATTGGTCGGATGCGTATCGCGTACTTCCGCGGGAGTCGTCGTCCGAGTTTGGGCGTTGGCGTACGTCTAGGTTTCCATTTTTGCGCCGGATCATGGATTGTATGTCCCCTGCGTCCCGGGCTAAAGTTATCGTTGTGATGAAAGGTGCACAGCTTGGTTTTACTGAAATTATAATAAACTGGATGATGTACGTGGCTGATTTTTTTCCGTGCCCTTTTATGTATATTCAAGCTACGCTGGATGCGGTTAAGATTTTTAATACGATGAAGCTGGGTCCGTCCATACGCGTGACGGAGCGTGTTAGGGATACTCTTGGGTCTGGCAAGGATGCGGATTTGTCGGATAGCGCGCTGCGCAAGGCTTTTCCTGGGGGCGGTATATCCATGGGCGGGGCCAACTCGGACAAGTTTTTGCGGTCCCAGTCGGCCCAGTATATTGGAGTTGACGAAGAAGATACATTCCGAGCATCGGTCGGTAACGTCGGCCGTGAGCAGGGGTCTCCTGTTGCTATGGTCCGCAAGCGCCAGGCTAATTTTCCTTTGGCTAAGATGCTTCGAATTTCCACTCCGGTGATCAAGGAAACGTCTACTATCGAGCCTGGGTATTTGGACGGTAGCCAGGAGCAATACTATGTACCGTGCCCTATATGTAATCCCAGTGCGTCGAGGCATGGTGCCATGTTTGTGCTCCGGTGGGAACATATCCGGTATTCGAAAGAGCTGGATAGTGCCACGGGGTTGCCGATAGATGTATACTGTGAATGTCCTTTTTGCTCCGCTCGCATACAAGAGTACAAAAAGACCTGGATGTTGGAAAACGGCCTTTGGCTATCTAACAAAGGCCGAGAAGACGGAGAGCTGTACGAGGTGGGGGATGTAGAGTATCCGAGTTTTCAGATATCCTCTTTTTACTCTCCTCTTGGGTTTTTTTCCTGGTTCGATGCGGTAAAGGAATGGTTTGACTATTTGCGTAGCCGTGATCCCAGTTTGCTGCAGGTTATCGTGAATCAGACATGGGGCGAGACTTATTCGGTGGCTGGCCATGACATAAGCTCTAACTGGGTTGCGTCACGCGTTGAGCACTACCACAAAGAAGATACCGGGGAGGTTCTAGATGTCCCTGCGGGTGGCTTGGTAGTTACCGCTGGGGTGGATGTGCAGGCGGACCGGTTAGAGGTCGAGGTTGTGGCGTGGGGTTTGTATGATGAGTCCTGGTCGGTGGACTACGCGGTGTTGTGGGGCAATACCGAGTTTTTGGGAGACCGTCAGGGTTTGGACCCGAATACAGGTATGCCGACAGTATGGGCACAGCTAAGCGCATATCTCAACCAGCGCTGGTTGCACGCGAGTGGCGCGTATATGCCGGTTGAGTGTACATTGATAGACAGCAAGTACAAATCTGAGCAAGTGCATGCATTTTGTCGTATGCATGAGTCACGTAGGATCTATCCGGCTAAAGGCATTCCGGGGTGGGGCAAGGCCAAAGGGCATATCTCACGCCCTCGACGTCGGACTGAGCGTTTTGGCACCTGGCAATTTTCGTTGTATCCTGATGAGTTAAAAGACACAGTGTACCAGGCGTTGAGTTTGTCCGAGCCGGGGCCGGGGTATTGCCATTTTCCGGACAAATCAATATACGATCACAAATATTTTCGCGGTTTGACGGCAGAAAACAAAAAGACGAAAATGGTTAGCGGCCGTACGGTTATGTATTGGGATTGCCCGTCAGGAGCACGTAATGAGCCGTTGGATTGTCGATGCCTAGCATATGCGGCTAAAGCAGTGTATGCGCCCAACCTAGAGCTGAGGTCTCAGCTTGACAATCCCCTAGAGGCCCTGAACCAAATGGGTGGGTCGGGGTCTAAGCGTAGAAAAGTATCTGGAGGTATCGAGTAATACTTGTATGCCCGTAGAAATACTAAATGGCACTAATTAATACTTCAATCTAATTTGATTTGCGATTGACAATTTACAATCGCGTCAATATTAATTATATTAAGAGGTGGTGTAATTGGCGACTCTGCCTGAAATTTTAAGTGCCCAGTTGACGCGTGTTGAAGCACGCTTGGCGTTGTACGTTGCAGCGGAGCAAGCTATTTTGGAGGGTGCGCAAGCTTATTCCGTCGGGACCCGCACGCTCACTCGCGCGGATCTGGAAGCAATCGCGGACCGCATACAGCGCCTCGAGGCGCGGGTTATCCAACTATCCCGTGGTGGCACGATACGCATACAGCGAGTTGTGCCGAGGGATATATAATGGGTAACTTTTTTGACCGATTGTCAGGCGTAACGGATCGATTTGTTGGCGCCTTGGACCCCGAGCGTGCGCTAAAGCGCGCCCGAGCGCGCATGGTTATGGCGTCCGCGCAGAGCAATGGGTATCAGATACCCGGTGGGCCGGCTAGGTCTATGCGAGGGTCTACGGCTCGCCTAGCATCACCTGCTCAAGACATTGATAACAAACTTTCAGGTATACGTGCTCAATCTCGAGACGTGTCCATGAACAGCCCGCTGGCTGTAGCAATATTTAGGCGGTACGTCACCAACGTGATAGGGTCGGGGCTGCAGGTACAGCCCCGGGTGGACGCGGCTTTTCTGGGCATGTCTCCGGAAAAGGCACGTGAGTTTAATGAGACCGCTACCCGTGAAATTGATCTTTGGTCTAATGCGTTGGAGTCTGATTATTGCGGGCAGGCGTATTTTGCTGAAAACCAGGCGCTGCTCATTTCGTCGATGCTGATAAACGGCGATGCATTTTTTGCGTTGCCTTGGGCCAAATCTAAGCGAGCGGGTTGGCCCTATGAGACAACTATACGCGTTATAGATGCTGATTTGGTGCGTAGTCCTGGTGAGGACTGGCTAAAGCGCAACTATACTACGGATGCTAAGATACGTAACGGTATCGAGTATGACAGCGATGGCAGGTTGGCGGCATATTGGGTTGCGAATTTTTATGAGTCTGAATATGCCTTGACAGACAATCAGGGTTTCGTGCGTGTACCTGTCTACGATGACATGGGTGAACGCCAGATGTTTAGCGTCATGGAACACGAGCGCATATCTCAGCGCCGTGGGCTCGGCCACCTGGCCCCAGTTATAGACTCGTTGAAAATGGTGTCTAGGCTGTGCAAAACGGAACTAACGGCGCAGGTTATAGCGTCGATGTTTACAATTTTTATTGAAGACCAGAGTGGCACGGGCGGAGTGCTTCAGGAGGGCTACGTCCCTTCCGAGACTGTTGGCGGGGGCGGCGGGTACGGGCCCAATGCTGCACAGTCGGCCAAGCTTCCGGGCAATGAGTTTGACTACGAGTTAGGTGCTGGCAACATTTTTTATCTCGATGACCGGAAAACCATAAAAATAGCAGAGACACGGGACAAGCGTGATTTTGGTCCTTTTTTTAAGACTATGGGGTCTTTGGTGTCTGCCTCTGCATGTATACCTCACGATGTGGTTATGCAAGTTTTTGACAATTCGTATTCCGCGTTGCGCGGGTCCGTGCTGGAAGCCGCGAAGCGCTTTAACGTTGTGCGGTCTATCCAAGGCCGGT